ACACGATTGCGTAGACACTCTTCTTTCAGAAAGGTGACCACGCTTACAAGGTTTACCTGTAAAATAAGTAGTTTTTCCAGATGCAATAGCGTCAAGCCTTGCTTGATTTTTAGGATTCATGGAAGTCCATATGTGGAGCATTTCTGCTCCACATTCCTATCAGACTTTGTTTCTATTTCTCAACATCGCAAGGATTTCTTGCGGAGACTTTGTAGCACCGGTTTCAGCTGGAGCCGAAGCGGCTGGCTTTACGTCCGGTTCAAAAGGAGGAGTGTCGTCCTCTGCTTCAGCGACTGGAGTCGGGGCCGCAACTGGTCTAGAAACAGGTACCGAAGTGGTACGTGGTGCATAGGTTGGTTTTGCACGCTTACCTTCTCCGCCATCTGCATCGTCTGCAGAATCAGCAGCGTCGAAGCCATAAGGCTTGTAGAACTTGCTGAAACGCTCTGGGTCATACAATTCTCCGTCGATAGATGCTTGGAACATCTCGAAGATTGCAGCCAATTGTTCAGCAGTTGGGCGCTTTGGAAGATAATCGCTCAACTTGACCAAACCATATTGCTCAATTGCAGCCATATGATCTTCTGTCAAGCTGGATTCCTTACGAGCCCACTTCGAAGTGCTGTAGTCAGCGAAACCGCCCTTGCTTGTCTTTGCGACAATGAAGTTTGTACCGTTGATGTAATCAACAGGGCTGTTTTCCATATCGGGATCCATCAACGCAGCCTTGATGATTGCGAAGATCTGTGGTCCGATGATGAACTTACGGATTGGGTTTTCAGGCTTTTCTTGCTCGTTCATTGGATCCTGATCGACGAAGCCCTGGAAGAAGAATGTACGCTTTTTCCAATACTTGCGAGCGGTTTCCTCCAACGACTTATCCTTCCACATAGGACGGATTTCGTTCAGGATTGGGCAAGAGTTGAGACCATCCCACATTTCCATGCAAGGAACTTGCACAGTTACAGGCTTGTGCTCGTCTTGACCGAGGATACCTGCGAATGGGAGTTTAATGAGTTGACGTTCTGCCCAGAAGAAAGTGTTATCGGGGTCGGCGTCTGGCAACAAACGAAGAATTGATTGTGTGCCTTCCGGAATATTCCAGTGTGGGTAAGTAGCTTTATCGCCGCCTCTGTTACCACCGCTGCTCTTTGTGTCGAGTGCTTGGAGTTTCTTACGGATTTCGTCTAGAGTTTTTGACATTTTGGTTTTTCCTATGCTTTAGTTTATAATTGAATGCTATCATTTGTAGAGGCAGTCTACTCGGGTCACATTACGCCCTTTCGCACTTCTGAACTACTTATGTTTCGTACGCCTCTAGTATACGAAACTCTGGTGTGTCTGTCAAGAACTTCTTAGAAGAAGTTCATAGTGTATTTATCGAAGAAAGATTCTAGGTTAACTGATTCTTTAATTTCTGTTGTACCAGAAACCTTGGAATCCTCTACCTTAGCGTTTTCAAGAACTTGTTTCATAATAGCCTTCTCGAAATCGTTTACCATTCCTTCCTTGCATAGCTTGTTGCCAATCTTGTTAACAAATCCTGCAAGCTCCTCATTTTCCAAAATTCTTAGAGCAAATTCGTTAAGCTTAAAGCCTAGACGTGCATTTTCTCCTGCGAACTCGAACATCGGAGTAGTATTTATTGCCTCTCTGCGTAGCAAGACGATATTTCCGGCAGCTTCTTCAATGCGCTTGTGGAATGTATCTTTCTCTTGTACGAGTTGTTTGATGATGGGAAGCACACCTTCGAACTTCTCATCGAAGCGACGAATGGTGAAAAGATCCTTTAGTTGACTTGTGTCATCTTCGGACAGTTGCTCACGTTCAAATGTTTCTAGACGTGCCTTAACTGTTTCGTAAGTCTTAACACCCGTGAGCTTACGCAATTCGGTACGAATGGTCTCGATGTTTTCTTTAACAGTTTCTACAATGCCGGAGCTATCTTCGTTAATTAACTTGTTGGTAGTGACATAGCGGTTAAAGGACTGCAACTTCAAAAGATTGCCTGTGCTTTCCGAAATGTACGAACCAACCTTATCACTGAATGTGCCGCCGTGTGCCATGTGTTGTGCCATTGCACGAGCACCAGGCAAATAATTGTGTGGGAAACGGAAACGTTCGCCATTGCATTCTAGGAAGATTGCGCTGATGTGACGTGTGCGGGAACCACGAACATTTTCATCAACTGGCGTCTTGTGCTTTACAAGGATACGAACATTTTCTAATGTTTGCTGAGATACGCGGCTGGAACCGAACATCTTGCTTAGGCTTTCCGATAGTTGAGTCATTGTGTCTTCCCTAATTGCTTCCACCATTGTCTTTCCGTAGACAGGTTGTTTACCGAGGTAGCTGATAATTTCTACCTTGTCGTCATCTAATAGTGCATTCAACGCACTCTGAACATCGTTCAAATCAGCACCGGGAATATTATCTGCAAGAGCCTTTGCAGTCATTCCTGCTGCATAGTCTAGTTCGTGATACACTTTCGATAACATCAAACTATTTGTCTTGAAACCTTCATTCATGGCAGTCTGTCCTTTAACTTGATAAGAGAAGTGGCGTGGCTCAATGGCCTTACCAAATTCCTTAATGCTAAAGTTCAATAGGAACTCATTTGCAATCTTGCGAACGTTCTTTTGCAAATCAGCAATACCTGGACTATTTCCTGCAGATGCGCCCTTACTAAACTCAACATTACCGGAATCTTCGTCGATGGTTACCATGAGGTTCGGGTTAGCAATGAAAAATCTACGGCCGACAGATGGGTCAACAGACTCTGCACCTTCCGCATCGTAAATCTTAATTTGCAATCCGTTACCCTTTAGCAATGAAAATACTTTTTCTGCCAAGGCATCCATTTCGACCATAGTAATCTTCCTCGTTTAGCTATTTATCATTTTTACGACGTTTTGCTGCTTCAGAAATTTTTCTTTTTGTTTCTTCCGACATGGGTTTTCTGACACGATTACGGCTTGCTTCGCCAATTTTTAGTCTAGCCTCTTCGGAATGCGTTCGCGATTTATTACTTTTAATTATTTTCTGCTTTGTTTCGTCTGAATGAGTTTTACCGTAGAAGCCGTTCTTTTCGCCTACAAGTCTGCCCTTCATAACTTCCGCTTGATGTTGTTTTGTTTCCTCAGAATGAGTTTTACCGTAGAAAGCATTATCTTTTCCAGATCTGCCAATTTTCTTTTTTGTTTCTTCTGTATGGCCCAATGTTGATATTCTTTCTCTAATCCAAGCATATGTCTTATTTGTGTTTCTTTTCCCAGTAGGATTGCCAGACATCATTCTGGCAGAAAACAATAGTTTTCGTTCTGTTGGATATATTTTTACTAATAACAAATGAGCTAGGAAATGTTCTCTTGCAGTAAGAATAGCAATATTTTCATCATCATCGGTTCCATTCATACATCTCGGAATAATATGATGCTTTTCTGTATATCCATCTAATATTCTGTCTTTCGCCCTAAGAATAAGTAGATTATAGTGTTGCTGATAATTCACAGCATTACTTACCTAAATCATCACAGGCATTGGTTGATCATATGACACATCTGTTGCATCCATGATATTACTATCCGTTGCAGCACGAGTTCCGTCGTCCCATGTCGAAATGTAGTCAGTCATTCGGAGTGCAAGGATCATCGCCATAATCAAGTCATCTGTTTGTCCGACACGGGCTTCAAATGTATTTGCTCTGGAAACAAACACCTTGAGTTCTGACAAAAGACCCTTAGAATTTATCTTAAGTTTGTTGGACTCAACTAGATACTTGAGCTTTGCACAAGCCTCTAATTTTGACTTGTTTGTGGTAACGAAACCACCGCGGCGACCACGTCCTTGCAATTTGTTCTTAGGGTCGTGCAACATGACGCCTGGGAAGTTCTCCTCGCCTGTATCTCGAATAACAACAAGGGCAGCTTCACCCAGGGAGTTGCTTTCAACAGACCAGTAAATTTCCGGTTTACCTGCTGCATGAATTTCTTCCAGAATCTTCCGCATTGTGCGAACTTGTTCTTCAACAGGAGCTTTGTTATTACTCCATTCGCCAACTTGAACTAGGGTGGGCAACTCGATAACCTGAATAGCCGCATTGTCGCCTCCTGTGCCCATGGAGGGATCCAATGCTACAACGTAAGTGAGTTGTGGGCGAATAGGTGCATACCAACGAACCTGCCCTGTCTTACGAATTGGCTGAATAGATTCCAATTGAGATAACTTAACTGGATTGATAAGTGTTTCTTCAAAGGTAATGAACTGACACTTGTGTTCGCGTAGGAAACGATCTTCACCGAGCGATGCTAACTGTTCTTCTGCCCACTTTTCATCTCGGTCCGGGTGAGCTTCCCAAGTAGCCATGTAAGGCTTGAAGCCGTTTATGCCGACATCTGTTTCATTGCCGTTTGAATCAACTAACTTGTTTGCACTAAACCAAATATCAGCAAATTGGTCTTCGTCGGTGTTAGGAGTAGAAGTGATAATACACTTACCGCCTGTTGACAATGTAGGTGCCAGCGAAGTCCAGAATTCCTTAGCGATACCTTCGTCCACGAACGCAAATTCGTCCAAGTAGATAAGTGACAACGACATACCACGACCTGTGTTACCAGTTGTGGTTGTTGCGATAATCTTTGAACCATTATCAAAAGCAATGGAACGCTTATTGTATGTTGTTACACCCGCGCGGATGTGATCAGGAACAGATTCGTATGCGTAACGAACACGATCCATAATATCCTGAGCAGAGTCGTATTTGTAAGATGTCACAAGAATTTGTGCATCGTCGTTGAACATTGCATACCAAAGTAGGTATCCGGCAGCCACAGCGGTCTTACCCATCTGGCGGCTTACCATGTTAACAGATTTCTTGTAGTGGGTGTATGAGTCGATTAGGTCAAGCTGAAAGTCATAGGGCTGAAATTTCTGTTTACCCTTAACCGAGTGCTGAACATACATGAAGTTAGAAACGAAATACAGTGGACCCGTGTCTGGGTCCATGCATGCTTTTAATTCATCAATCTGTTCCTTAGTGTACGTAACCTTTTTATAGGCACGCTTAACTAATTTGTCGTCTTGATAGATAGCCATAGATTAATACCTGTCGTCGTAATCGTATGGATCAGGTTCATTGAATTGTGGCTCCGGCTCTGGGATATCTTCTGCTGCTGCAGAAAATTCCGGTTCTAGTGCTTTTGCAACAAGTTGTGGATTCAATATTTGCTTAAGAACTTCTGGATCGACAAACTGCAACATTTGTTCTTTGGTGACGTCACTGCCGTCATAGGTCCAGTTTTCGCCGTTATCGAACTCGAGTTGTGTAACTTTAATTTCTCCGGGGACGGCGTAGTAGTAAGTTTCATACGTGTCAGACTCCGGACCAGCAAGACCGGCAACATCGCGCTCATCACTTTCCCAGTCCAGGCCACTCTCAGCAGAAACAATGACCTCTAAACCTACCTGCGCTGCCACACCTTGTCGATTAATGACAGTTGCATTGACAGCCATTACTCCATCAAAATTGATAGAGTCCGAACTAGCCTCCGGGCCGTCTCCGTAATTTTCAAATTTCACGTCTGCAACTTGTGCAGATTCAGTTAGTCTTTTTTTTTGAGTTGGAGCAGATTCCTTCAAGAAAGCTCTGTATGCATACACAAGTTCCTTGTGAGTTTCTGCAACTTGCATCTTCTTCTGCTCTGGGTTGTCACCCTGGCGTGCGCCGGATGGGCCAGTTGCCTTAACTACGGGACCATCTGCACCATTAGGAAAGTAATCCGAACCACGAGCAACATTTCTGTCATCATAGCCGTTGTTGAAGTCTTCTTCAACACCGCCGAAGCCATCGCCGAAGCCAGCCTTGTATGCTGCTTCCATTTCGTCGGAAACTCTGTCGTCGTAATAGTCATTGCCTTCTTGACCCTGGAATGCAAACCATAGTTCCAAAGCAGCATCCATATTCATCTGTGGATTACCTGTTTCGGCAGCAATGGCTCCGTCCTTGACACCTTGATTGTAAATCAAGCCCTTAATCTTTTCAATTTTCCAGTCTTCGTTCAAACCCTCTTCTTCCATTACTGGAAATTCGGCTTGTGCCTGAGCTTGCTGATCTTCACCGTGTTGCATAAGTGCTGCACGGAACGCATCGATAACAGATTGGTTGTGTCCATTTGCTTGCAAATCCGAAACAACCTTGTCGTATGCTCTTTCTGGTTCTACATAACTATTCATAACAAGACTTTCGAATTCTGCAAGTGCTTCCTGAACCCAACGCGGATCTGTTCGTGGGTCATTGCCCTCTTCTTCCATTCCCATACTGCAACCTTCCTCTGCCTTACCATGTTTCTTGTTATAGATTGACCAAGCGGTAGCAAATGCTTTGTCTTCATGGCCAGGATATTCTTTCTTCAAGTCCTTTACAAGAGCTTCTTCTCCTGGAGGAGCAGATTCTTCCATTTCGCCGGCTGATACGCCAACTGGACGACCACCTTCGTAACTGGCAACAGTTTCGTCACTGTCGAACCAATCAGAAATATATGGGCCGCGTTCTGGATCTACGTTTACGTGCTGAACATAACCGTTCTTGCTTTCTTCACGAGCACGCATCTTTAGCTTG